TGAAGCGATTGAACGCTCCACGAATTTACCAGCGGTTACAGTTGTTTCATTAAATGCGGTAAGTACTTCACCAGCAAATACTTTTAGAAATAGTGCGTCAGTTGCACCAGCGGTATTCGCCTGACCTAAGTTTGATACGTTAGCGTTAGCCATTTTGTTATGCCTTATGTAAGTTTAAGAAAGTTATTTAGCAACCTTCTAGAACTGCACATCTCATAGCCAAGATTGTCTCCCTCAGGAGGTAATGGGTGGAGCTGTTCTATTCTTGAATTATGCAACACCACCGCAAAGGATGCAGTGTGATGGTTACTTCTTCTTATATAAGGATTGCCTACCTTAAATGAGTCCTCTAGGGTTACATCTAAGGTAGGACTTTAGGTTCATCTCTTCTCTAACTCTAGTATATAAACACCTAGATCTTTAGCATCCTGAGATGTGAAGCAGATACCACCTTCAGCATTTCCATAGGCTGTTAAGGTAGGTTTAGTGGGTAGGGTCTTTTGTACTACTTTTGGTAGGGTCTGACATCCCTCTAAAGTGACCACTAAAGAAAGCAGTAGGATCACTTTCAGCAACATCTCTTTCATTCTGTGCATCCTTCTGTGCTTTAGCATCAATAGTATTTATAAGTAAGAGTAGTAGCTTATTAAGTACTTCTAATGCTGTTGTCCACATTACTTTACAACTGCTTTAGTATCAGGAAGGAAAGCACCAATCATACCCATAACAGCTAAACCACTAGCAATAACTGCACCTTGCTGATCTGGTGTCATCACAACACCAAGAGCTGTAATAAGGGCAACAATACCTTTCCATGTACCTGCTTCAGTCAATCTTTCAATAACATATTTAAACATTTAGATTCCTTTAGAAGACATTAGATTTAGCAAGCTTGTTCTGAACACTTGCTCTGTAAGCTGAATCAGTTTTGTAACGAGGATCTCTCATTGCCTGAGTTAGCTGTGCTGTTGATTTATAGGTTTCCTCAGAAGTCGATGAGGAAGTACCACCTAACATACGTTTAGGATCACTACCATTCTCATTGGTATAACGATTAGCTAAACCATTAACTGCCAACTTAGCTTGATCTAAACTACCTGAGGTAACAGCTTTGTTATAAGCATTAGCCTCAGACTCAGTAAGATTTGCAGCAGCCCACTGAGAAATCTCAGCATACCTAGCATCACCACCTACTTCATTCTTAATATTATTCTCAAACTGAGAAGCTCTGGCTCTCTGTCCTTCAATATAATTATTAACAATATCCTGAGGATAACCTGCTTCCTCTAAGCGTTCATAGCTTTTAGCTGAGAGTTCACCTGTTGTACCAAACTCAGTTGAGAACTCCTGTAAGTCTAATCCTTTAGTAGCTAAGGCTTCCTTGGCTGCCTCAGGTGTAGTCTCAGGTAGAGCTTCAGTAGGTTCTTGTTTAGCACCTATCTTTGTCTCTAGTTCACCATAGGCTTTAGCCATATCTTCAGCAGACTTAAACTTCTCAGGTAACCAAGAAGGTCTTTCCTCTTCTAAAGGTACAGGATCAGCAGCCTTAGCAGCTTCAGCAGATTGCTCGGTAGCTTTATCTACCAAGTCAATCATTGCTTGGTCATGACCTTCGGGTTCTTCAGTTGTCGAAGCACTATTTATAACAATCGAATTTGTCATGTATATCCCTATTTTTAATAATCAATAACAACGAAACCATCGTTATATACTCTGGTCTTTAATGCTTTAGAATCAAGTGTATATTCAACACCTTCAGATCCCTCACCTATGAATTCAACTACTGGATCTTCAGTGATTACTTCTACTACTTTTGATGCTGGTTTGGCGTTTGCCATTGTTAATCCTTTGTTTATTAATAATAAGTGTTATACCAACCGTCAGCATAGACAGTTACACTTACAGCTTCAGGGTCTAGTGTGAAGACGACAGCTTCAGCACCTTCTCCGATGTATGTAATTTCAGGTGTTTCCATAGTAGTTCCTTATTTAGGTTGTTGAGCTTGTTGTTGTGCTTGAGCTTGTTGCATCATTTGAGCCATGTCAGGCATAGGCATATCAGGATGGTTAGCCATGTGCTGTTTTAAAGCACCACCGCCAGCATTGATTAATGGAGAAATACCTTGCTGCATCATCTCTTGTTGCTGCTGTTGTTGCTGTTGAGCTTGAGCTGCTTGTTGTTCCTGTTGCATCTGTTCATCAGACTTAATCAAACCCTTCATATCAATACCTAAAGCAGTACCTCTACGGGTAAGATAGTCACCCATGTTAACCCTAGATGCCAGCTCAGGAACTTGTAAGATAGGTTGGATGAACTGGTCTAACTTAGTTAGATCATTACCTCTACCTAAGGCTTCCATACCTGTTACGATTAGTGGTCGTACAGTGCCTTTAGGTAAGACTGGTAGTTTCTTTTTACGTTCCATATAGAACATTAAACGAGACACCATAGGTAACTGAAGTTCTAACGAGAGGATAGAGTAGATCCCACCTAAGGCAGTCTCTAGTTCACCTGCCATATATCTAATTTCTTCAGCAGTTACTCGGTCACCACCACGTTGAACAGCGGAGTTAAGTAGGAAAGCAAAGGATAGTCTTTCGGTTATCGTGTTGATAGTCTCAAGAGCTACTTTAAAATCGTTATATTTGTTAAGTTGCAGTACCGACACATCTTGCTCAGTACCCTCTACAACCGCACCATTATCAGCATTAGCTATGGTTTCTTGACTGGTAGTTCCATTAGGATTAACCATGAACAATACCTTAGCTGCTGCTGCTGATCCTTCAACAATGGCTTGTGATAAACCTTCAAGACTCTTTACATCTCCAAGGTATTCCTCAACATAACTTCGTCCGTAGTTCTCACCGTCAACACGGGTAAACCTTACAGGAATCCAAGGTGATTTATCTTTAGGATAAGTACCTGTAGATCCTTCGATGACCATTCCTTTTACTTCTTGATAGGTCTCCCACTTGCCATCTTCTAGGTATGTACGGGTATAAATATCTACAGTAGTATCTATACCTTCACCATCATAACGGCTAACATCTTTCTCTTGTCCTAAGAGGACACGGACATCAGTGGGGAGAGAGCTAATAGCCGATGTTTCTTTAACAATGATATCTAACACTTTACCCATAGGGTCTCGTTGAATAACATATCGTTCCAAAGGAAACACTCGCATACCACCTTCATCAGGTAAGTAACAAAGAACATTACCTCCTACAACTAGATGCTTGATAGCCTCAAAAGCAGAAACTCTTATTGCACTAGACTCAATTTCTGACTGGACTGCACGTTCAATCTTATTAAGACCTTCTTCAACATCAGCTCTCATACCTTCTTGCTGTGTCAACTGTTCCAGTGTGAAGTCGTCAATTACAAGTTTGAAGAATGGAGCATTAGGAGGAAGTAAGGCTAGTAATAATTTAGATGATAAGTTATTAACACCTCTAGCTCCCATGCCTTGGTAAGGTGTGTAGAACTTTGTAGAACTTGAATGTCCTGAGGGAGGTATTAAAGTAGGTATTGTGTATTGAGCACATTCCCTAGCTCTCATTAAGAATGAGTACCTGTCTGATATTAGTCTCTCATATAAAGACTCTGCTGATCCTTCACTCTGTTCGTGCTTTGCTTCATCCTTCTCTTTTTTCATTGTGACCCTTTAAGCTGGCATGTTTAAGCCTGTTCCTTCACCGCTACCTGCACTTCTATCAATCCTCAAAGAAGATCTTCCTTTAGCTTGTTGTCCTGATGCTGCTGGAGCATGGGCAAGTTGTAAAGGTACAATAGGAGCTGGTGGTGCTGGAGCTGCTGGTGGTGGTGGAGGTGGCGCAGGTGGGGGAGCTGATCCGCACATAGTTTAATTCTCCAATATATTTGAATGTGTGTTTTGTTTATTGAATTGTGCTCTCAAGTATCTCGTTACCTTAGCAGCACCGTAGGCTTCCTTAGGACAAACCTCAGGACTAGGTACTCGATCAGGGAAGAGCCACTCAAGTGCTTCGAGTAAATCCTTAGGAACATGTGGAAACTTGTTGTTATTTATCATAATTATCTTTACATATATCCAATAGGGCAACCTCTTCTTATTTGATAGGACATGCTCCACTTGAGCAATCTTGGTTATCCATCTCATCTAAAGAGTTAGCGTCCTGATCCATTATTAAAGGTACAATTCTAGATACATACTCATCATAGGCATCCTTAGTTACCACTTCTTGTGGCAGGTATAAGTAACCTAGGTCTTGAGCTGTCTTAGTAGGGTCAGCTCTGAATAAGAAACTAACACCAACATACACATCCCAGTTATCTAACAACCAGTTCATAATCTCAGGTACTTCATCAACTGAGTAAGAGATTGTCGCTGAGACATTCTG